ATGGTAACTACCCAACAGGTACATCAAATGTAGCGTTAGGAGATACAGCATTAGATTCTGTTCAAGCGGGTGGTACGCATAATACAGCGATTGGTGCAACGACAGGTACAGCAATAACAACAGGGGATCAAAATACTCTGATTGGATCAGCCGCAGGGGATGCCATTGTCACGGTGAATGACAATACAGCGGTTGGATATAATGCTCTTACAGTGGCAACCACAGCAAATAATACCGCAATAGGATCAGGAGCATTAGCGGCTTATGCGGCTTCAAGTGGTGCAGGGTCAACAGCAGTAGGATTCGGGGCGGCAACAACAGTTACCGCAAATCCTATAACAGCCGTTGGCACAGAGGCGGGTGGATTTCAAACAGGTGGATCAAATACATTTCTTGGAACAAGTGCGGGTAAGGGTACAGGATCATCAACAGCAGATCAAAACACAGGAATCGGACATAGTGCACATGCAGTGTTAGAGACAGGAGCAACAGCCAATACCGCAGTAGGAGCTTTCGCGGGGGATGCGATAAGCACAGGGGATGATAACGTAACGATAGGGAGAAACTCAGGAACGTCAATAAACACAGGTCAAAATAACACGCTAGTGGGGAGTTACAGTGGGAACACGACAACCACAGCGACAAATCTTACTGCGATAGGCCATAACGCAGGGTATACAGGAACAGCCGCCACCCAATGTGTACTTGTGGGCGCACAGGCGGGATATGAGACAACAGGTTCTAACAATACTTTTGTGGGCTATCAAGCGGGGTATTATAATACGTCACCAGTGTCGAATACAGCGTTTGGTTATCAAGCGGGTTTTGGTAATTCCTCCTCTAAAACAACAGGAAATCACAATCACTCAGTTGGTTATCAAGCGGGATATAGTTTGACCTCTGGTAACAACAATGTCAGTTTTGGGACACAAGCTAATTTTGCATTAAACTCAGGTTCAAGCAATGTCACCGTGGGTTATCAAGCGGGATATTCAGGCGGTGGTGGCGTGGCAAGCACAACAGCAAGCAATAATATTCTAATTGGTCAAGGTGCAATGGCTAGTGTGGGGGATGCAACACACCAAATTGTTATTGCATCACAAAATGGTTTAGGAAAAGGAAATTCTACAGGATTTATTGCGCCAAGCACAGGCGGTGTTTTTCAAGGCAACAATTCAGCGAACTGGTCAACAACCTCAGATAGACGAATCAAAAAGAATATAGAAGATAACAACACAGGATTGAGTGCTATTGAAAAGATTAAAGTTAGAAACTTTGAGTATCGCAAGCCAGAAGAAGTTGACCCTGAACTTGCGCCAACTGATGCGATTGAAAAAGAAGGAACGCAAGTTGGTGTTATAGCACAAGAAATCAAGGATGTATTGCCAGATGTTGTGACTACTCAAAGCACTGGTTGTATGTCAGTGCAACCTGATAATATTACATGGTATTTGGTCAACGCAGTTAAAGAGCTTTCAGCTAAAGTCAAAGAATTAGAAGAGAAGTGTGAATGTTGAAAGGAGTGAAAAATGATTCAAGCAACGCCACTTTCAAATGATCAAATAGCAGAAGTTTATAAAGGAATGCTTGATTGTGTGACTTTGATCGAAAACATGGTTGTGAAGAAGTTATGGGAAGATGCTGATTTTGCGGTAGCAAACGCACATGGGGCAACTTATACAGTAAGCGAAAGGAAATCAATCGTTCAAAAAAATGTTACTCATTTGGAAAACAGATTGAAAGAATCATATTGGACAAGTGAAGACATGACTTCTGTCAACAAAGCAGTCACAGATGGTAAGGCATTTATTGCATAGGATTAAAAGTTGAGTAAAGTAACTGTTCAAGAAGTTCAATCTCAAATAGACACTCATGAAGCTGTCTGTGCAGAAAGATGGAAAGAAACTATTGAGAGGATAAAGCGTTTAGAGTTAATTTTAATTAGTTCTGCTGGTGCTGTGATTTTACTCATGGCTGGAATGCTCTGGAAAATATAGGTTGATATATGCCTTTAGTTAAATTTGATTTTACTCCTGGAATAAATAAAGAGTCTACTTCTTACGCGATAGAAGGCTCTTGGTTTGATTCTAATTTAATTAGATTTCGTAAAGGAAGACCAGAAAAAATGGGGGGTTGGGCTAAACTTTCTTCAAACACTATTGAGGGAATAGGGAGATCGTTGCATACTTGGGCAACTGTGGATAATCAAAAACTTATGGGACTTGGAACTTCAAAGAAGTTCTATATTGAAGAGGGTGGAGGGTACAATGATATCACCCCCATCCGTCGTTCTGTGACTTTATCAACAAACCCTTTAACGACAGGGTCTTCTGGGACAGGAACAATATCAGTGACCGATGCAGCTCATGGTGCTAATACAGGAGATTTTGTCACTCTATCAGGTGCGGCTACTGTTGATGGAATTAACGCAAGTTTGATAAATAAAGAATTTGAAATAACAGTCATCACTGCAGACGTGTACACAATAACGACAACTGGTTCAGCTAGTTCTGGGAACACGGTTGGGGGTGGCTCTAGCATTATAGCTAATTACGATTTAAATGCAGGTTTTGCCTCATATGCTTCTGGCAATGGTTTTGGTGCAGGTTTCTGGAATGGTTATTCACAGACCTACTCTCAAACAACATTAAATGACTCGGGTGGAATAAGTGATTCAGATAGTTCTTTCACATTAACAAGTGCTTCGGATTTTGAGACCGCTTCAACAACGACTTCTACCGCCATTACTGTTCTTGACTCTACAATATCAGCCGCTAATGCTAGTAGTTTCCCCTCAAAAGGAACAATATTAATTGATAGTGAAAAAATAAGATACACCAGTATCTCTAATAATATTTTTACAGGTGTCACAAGAGGAGCAGATGGCACTACTATTGCTACTCATACAAGTGGAGCAACTATTACATTCGTTGGATTAGTATTAATCGATAATGAGCTAATACAGTACACTGGTAAGTCTTCAAATACTATAAACGCAGGAGTTGTGAGGGGAGCAAGAGGAACTGTAGCAGTGGCTCATGATGATGGTGTAATAGTTGTGGAAGCAAATAGTTTTGTAGGTTGGGGAGAAACAGCGAACGTATCCGCGACTGTGGGCGGTAATTTGAGATTATGGTGCCAAGATAATTTTGGAGAAGACCTTGCATTTAATGTTGTTGACAGCACTCCTTATTATTGGGATAAAGATTTAGGAGTCACCACTCGAGCCACTTCTCTTTCCTCTCAAACAGGGGCATCGGATGCGCCAACAATAACTAGGCGAATAATGATGTCTGGTTCAGATCGCAGGTTGATTTGTTTTGCATGCAACCCACTAGGTCAAACTACTCAAGATTTACTACAGATTCGTTGGTCAGACCAAGAAAACCCTTTTGTTTGGACGCCTACCTCTACTAATACAGCAGGAAGTCAAAGGATTTCCTCGGGATCTGAAATTATTTCAGCGCAACGTATCAGGCAAGAAATACTCGTTTGGACTGATATGAACTTACATACTATGCGGTTTGTGGGTTCTCCATTTGTTTTCAGTTTTTCAATTCTTGCTGGTGATGTCTCAATAATTGCACCTAATGCCGCTACGGTATTGGGTGATCGTTGTTTCTGGATGGGTCAAGAAAATTTCTATGTTTATTCAGGTAGGGTTCAGATATTACCCTGCACTGTTTTGAAATATGTTTTTGATGATATAAATTTAGAACAGAGTAGAAAATTTTTTGCTGCATCAAATAAACTTTTCGATGAAATTTTCTGGTTCTATGTATCTAATAGTGCCACGGAAATAGATAGATATGTTAAGTATTCTGTTTCTGAAAAAACTTGGGATATAGGTGAACTTTCCAGAACTGCTTGGGTAGATGCGGGTATACATAATAGACCAAGGGCTTGTGGTCAAGATGACTCGGTCAATTATGTGTATCTACATGAGCAGGGAACTGATGCAGATGGGGTGGCAATGAATTCTTATGTTGAATCAGGGGATTTTGATTTAGCGGATGGTGAGAATTTTATGTTAGTTCGTAAGATCATACCTGATGTGGCTATTACCACAAATTCAAATAGTTCCGTGAATTTTGTAATAAAAACTAGGAATTTTCCAGGAAATTCTTTAGCGACTAATTCAACAAATGAAGTATTTGCTACCACTGAGCAGTCCTTTACAAGGGCAAGGGCAAGACAAGCTGTGTTAAGGGTAGAAAGTACTGCTCTTGATGTTTCTTGGACGTTAGGTTCTACTAGATTAGATCTTAAACAGGATGGAAAACGGTGATGGCAAAATTACTTGAACAAGAAATACCTGATGTTCCAGAAGAGTTTGATCAAGAAACACTACAAATTGCTTTTCGTCAAATTGAGATAGCATTAACTAATACTACGTTCCCAGACCAAGTGGAAGGTATAGATGAAAATAGAGCATTAACATGGTTCGCAGGATAAATGGCTTCACTTTATAAAAATGCTAAACTAGACTTGACCAGTACTGGTGTCACCACTCTGTATACTGCTCCTTCAGCGACCACAGCTGTTTTTAAATCAATTTTAGTAGCTGATGATAGTGGAAACACATCCACAATAACCCTGACTATAACTGACTCTGATTCAGCTGTTTTTGTTTTATATAATGTGAAAGCCACAACAGCTAACGGTACAGTTGAATTATTAACACAACCATTGATTGTTCAAGAATCTGAGATATTAAAAGTAACCGCAGGAAATGCTAATAGACTGCATGTTGTGGGAAGTTACCTTGAAGTCACTTAAAAAGGTATCTTTCCATTTATAAAGAAGGTATATAAAAGTTATGGCTATGTATAGAACCCCCCAAGCTCGCGGAAAAGTGCTTTTTGAAAACCCTTCTCCAGAGGATATAGAGCTTTCTAACCCTTCTCCAAAAGAGACAGAAATAGCAAATGCAATTCTTAATAAAGGTCTTTCGGGGGTTATACCAAATATGCCACAACCTTCTATGCCACAACCTTCTATGCCACAACCGTTAAGAGAACCATCTTTAGAAGAAGGTAAGGAAGATGCGGTTCGCCTTTCTTCAGAAAAACAGTTAATAGAGCGTATGCTCAACAGCATGCAGATAGAGGGTCGTGAACAATGGGTAACGAGGAATGAAAATAGCAAAGTTCCTTGGAATCCTGAGATTACATGGGGTAAATACCTTAATTCTATAGCAGAAAAGCAAGGACAGAAAGCAGTAGACTCAATAATTGATGAACAAATAAAATTAGAACAAGAAAGGGATCCAGGGAAACAAGGGATACCAACGCTAGAAACTACCCCTATACCTGAAGGGTTTGAAGTAATGGCTCCCACTGCTCCTCAGGGAAGTCCTGAGGGTATTATGGCAGCCGCTAACGGAGGGTTAATAGGGTTCGCCACAGGTGGTATGAATGAGACCCCCCCAGCAGTTGTTCCTCCACAAGAGTTTATGAATGTTCTCTCAGAGTTATCTGAAGAAGAAAATATTTCTCCAGATGCCCTTGACGCTGTAAGTGAACAAGCTCTTGAGTCAGCTGGCTCTCAAATGAATGAAGAAGATTTATTAAATACAGGGATTATGCAAAATGTCGAACCTATAGAAGCCACTGAAGAAGTGGCCTCTTCGGGTATAGGGTCGTTAGTTGACCTTTCTCAATCTTTAAAACAGGAAGGTAAGGAAGGGTTGGTACACGCTTCAACTGGTGAAATGATATTTGACCCAAATGTTCTCCCCGAAGATCAGAAAAACATGCTCTTTGCTGCATTAGAAACTGCGGGAATTAATCCTGATTCTTTAATAGTTGGTAGTGAAAACAATGTCATTGATCGTGAGACTGGTCTTCCTACTTTTTTTATAGGAAGAGCTATCAGAAGTATCGGGAGAGCAGTTAAACGAGGTGCAAAAGCTGTTGGTAAAAGTGCCAAAAAAGTAGGCGGTTTTCTTAAAAAGAATGCTGGCACTATTTTAGGTATCGCAGGAGCTATGACAGGAAACCCTTGGCTGGCTGCTCTTGGGTCAGGGATTGGGTCATTAGTGGAAGGAAAACCACTGAAAAACGCACTCCTTTCAGCAGGATTAAGTTTTGCAGGGACTAAATGGGTTGGACCTTGGATTGGTGAAAAACTCAGTGGTATACAGAGCTTGGGTATAGGAGAGGCTCTTTCAAAACCAATAGGGTCATTAGGAGAAGGTATAGGTGGTACTATTGGTAGTGATTTAGCGAGGACTACTGGTCAAGGGGTTCTTCTTCGTGAAGCAGGACAGAAGGGTGCTGAGGCGGCAGCACAAGCCGCACTTGTGAAAGGAGCAACTAAAGCTACTGTAGAACAGGCGGCTACGAACGCAATTACTAATGCTCTCCCCTATAAAATTGTCCCTGATGCAGCAATACAAAGTTTAGCAGGAGACATAGTTAAAAAAACTAGCCAAGATGTAGCAAGTAAAGCACTAACATCAGGCTTGAGTTCTTATGTTGCAAGTGCGCCAGCTACTTCTGGACTAGGCACTTTTGCTGAACGTGCTCTTTCTAAACCAATTAGTAGCGTCATAGGGGGTGCGGTTGCAGGTGCTGGTGCGAAAGCTGTACAACCATTAGCAGAACAATATGCATTCGGTGCGAGCCTTGAAGATGAGGAAGCTGCACGACGAGCATTTGAAGAACAATATAACTTTACTCCAACAGTCGACCAACTTTACCAGTTCTATACAACTGAATTTGTTCCTAACAGGCAGGTTAATAGGGAAAAACTTATCGGAGGGCTTCCAGGATATGGAGGTATTTTTAGTGCACGAGGGGGAGGTTTTGTTGATGGTATTGGTGGACCTAAATCAGATTCTAATCTAGCTCGACTTTCTGATGGGGAGTTTGTATTTACCGAACCTTCTGTTAGAGCAATGGGTGGGGGTGATAGAATGATTGGTGCACAAAGGATGTTTGATATGATGAAAGAATTAGAACAGAGGGCAGTATAATGGCAGTTGAAACAAGTATCGTACGCGAAGCACCTTTTTTAGAAGCTCAAAGGTCTAAACTATTAGAAAGTGCGTCTAAACTTGCTGGCACACCTGTCACCCTTCCAAGGCAGCAACTAGCTGGACTTTCTGACACTACTCAACAAGCTTTTAATTTAGGCACCTCAGGCATTGGGGCTTTTGAGCCTTACTTAAACACAGCTACAGGAATAGCAGGTGATTTAGCACAGAGGGGAACTGGTGGATTAGAAGAAGCACGACAGTTCACTCTTGCAGGTGCAGGAGATATCACTGGTCGTATTTCTGATTTTCAAAACCCTTACCAGCAACAAGTGATTGATGCATTCAATGCCGAAGCAACTCGACAGTCAGATATGGCTCGTCAAAGAGCGGATGACCAAGCGATCCGTGCTGGAGCTTTCGGGGGTTCGGGTTCAGCGATAGGACGCGCAGAGCTAGAACGGAATCTCGCTGATATCACTCAACGAAATACAGCAAACCTTTTGAGCAGTGGTTTTAATCAAGCTCTTGGTGCGGCAGAAAGAGAAGCCAACAGATTTGCTGCCGCTTCTCCACAACTACAATCCATTGAACAACTACAGTATTCGTTACCTGCAGGTGTCGCACAACTACAGACAGGGTTGGGATCTCTAGCACAATCGTTGCCTGCTCAAGATGTGGCATTACTCAGTCAAATAGGTGCACAACAACAGCAACAAGCTCAAAGAGCTTTAGATGTTGATCGACAAAATATACTTTCACAAACTTATGAGCCTTATCAACGAGTAGGGTTTATGAGCGATATACTTAAAGGCACACCAAGTACTACTTCTACATTGACACAAAGCTCTGATCCTAGGACTAATCCGCTTTCACAAGCACTCGGAGCAGGAATTAGTTTGGCAGGAATTTTTGGTCCAAGTGGTTTTGGCTCTGGTTATTTGTTTAAAAATCCAGGAGCAGCTGGTGGCATACTAGGTTCATTAAGAGGTTAGAATTATGGCTCTTAAAGTTGGTTTAAACGACAGAACAATGTTTCGCCCATTAGGCGACCTTACTCAGCAAGGTGGCTTAAATGAAATAGATTTGGCTAGAAATTTTATACAAAGAAGTAATCAGACTGGCCAAGGTATAGAGGGGTTTAACCCTATTGATATTGAAAGCACTATCCAAAAACTTATGGCTGAAGGTGTTCCACGTTCAGAGGCTGAACAACTAGCTGCTCGAGTTATTAACACTAGCTCAGGAGCAGGAGGAGGTATTGCTCAAATCAGACCAGACCCACTAACCGTTGCTTCATTAACTCCCCCCATGCCAACAGCTGCTCGTCGTGCTCCTAGGCTTGCAGAATTGCCTGTTGAGAGTAGAACTGAAGGAGAAATAGCAGTAGATGATGAAGCTGAAGTTTTCAAAGGAGAAGAAGAGGCTTATAGAGGGCTATTGGACAGTAGAACTGAAGGAGAAATACTAGCTCGACTTTCTGAGGGGGAGGCAGTAGATGATGAAGCTGAAGTTTTCAAAGGAGAAGAAGAGGTTTTTAATAGTATACTCAGTGCGGCAGATGCAGCAACACCTGCAAAAATAAATCAAACTCCAAGAACGACCAAAGAAGATGCTGAAAAATCTAAACAAAAAGCAGCAACAGACGCAAGGACTATTTTGGGAGCTGCCAAAAATACGGATACTTATGAGGAAATGCTTAAACTTCTCGGGGGAGATATAGACCCTAAAAAATATAATAAACAAGCAAAAGAACTTCTCGGTATAGATGAAGATGAATCTGATGTTCCTGACTGGGCAGCTCCCATGTTCCTTTTTGGGTTAAATCTTATGAGAGGTCCAGTAAGTAGTAAAGTTGAAGGTCGAACTGGTGTCAGTGGCCTTTTAAGCGACATTAGTGCGGCAGGAGAAAAAGGATTCGCTTTTTTTGCTAAGGAACGAGCAAGGAAAGCAAAACAAAGATCAGATATAGCTACATTAAGTTTAAAATTAGGTCAACTTTCTTCAGATAGAAGAAAATTAGCTTTTGAGCAGTTAAGAGAACGAAATAAAGAAGCGTTGAATCTTGATGAAAAAGCATCAAAGGCTTACGATAGATTATTTAAGAACGTGGTGGGTCTAACAAAAAACCCTACCGAGAAAGCCAAACTCGGAATAAAATTTGCGAACACTTATAGACTTATGAGTAATAGGCTTGGTACAGATAAGATGATGAATCCAAAAGTCCAAAATCTCGTACTTGGTTTTACTCTCGCTGGATCAAGTATTGATCCTCCTTTCAAAATAGAAAATTTAAATATTGGGGGCTTGAAAACTCAATTTAATCCAGCAGACATTAAAAAGGCTATGTCTGAGTACAATAAGATAAATCCAAATGATAAAATTTCCTCTATCACTGCATTTGTTGGGAAAATAATAGCAAAAGCTCCTGGAACTGAGAACTACCAAGGTCTGATCGCCACTGAAATCCCTGAGGGCACTCTTTCATCTAAAACAGTAAACATCGAAGATGAGAATGGTAATAAAATAACTCAAGAAAGGATGATTAATGAGAAAGTGAGAAACCAGTGGCTTACAAATAACCCTGCACCACCAGCCAACGCTTCAGAAAAAGAAAAAACTGCCTATGCAAAGAAACTAGCAAATGCACAATCCACTTGGGATATTCTTGTAAAAGAGTATAAAACTGGCTCTCCTAAATTTACTAGAGAGAGTGTTACTAACAGTGATGGTAAAAAAATCAACTTCTTTTTCAACCAAACAGCGTTTAATAATCTTCAAAAATCAAATCCCGGTTTAAATTTGCAAGATGTGCTTTTGAACGCTGAAAAATATCCTAATATTATTAGCGGTAAAATAGAAGATTATGCAAATCTACAACCAAGTATAACAGATATTCCTGTTTTCGAGGATGGTAAGAAAAGAACCTTTGTTATTGACAAAAACGCTTTCGCGCTAGCACTTAAAAGGAAAGAAATTAAAGCTGGAGCAACTACAGAAGAACTTGTAGAGCTAGGTATTGGGCGGTTTATAGGAGAAGGTGTTCCTGTAAAACCAAACCAAAAAATTCAAGTTTTAAAGATTGGTTCAAATGGCGTAGTTAAAACCACATCTGTAGAAGCACAAGATGCAGGACAAGTGATAGCGGCATTTAATAGTAAAGAAGATGCTAGGAATTTTAGACAGGCAGGAATATCTTTAAAGAATTTACACACTACTGCTTATCAAATTCAAGGCATTATAAGCAAAGATGGGAGGATAACAACCAGTAGCTTGACAGATCTAGGGGGGAGTCTAATCAGTGCTGGTGGCATAGTTAAAAGTATATATAAAACGATTGCCACTGCTGGATCAGCTGCCAAATCTCGGGCAGCGATGAATAACTCAGTCAATACTACACGAGCTACGAAAGATCTTTTATCAAAAGCATTTAGCGACAAGGTTTGGACTGAGAAGTTAGTGAAAGGCAAAGAACAACGTGGTGCGGTTAAATCAATGTTTATTAATCTTGCTTTTGCTCTAGCAAGCACAAGAGAGGGAGGAAAACTCACAGATAATGACGTTAAAAATGCTCTTGAAACTCTTGGTTGGAGCGGTGATGAGTGGACATTGACTCCAGGAGAAGTTTTAACGCGATTAAAAACTGCCGTTCGAACAGCAAGTGATAACTATATCATTAATGCTCTGAGTAGAATGAGTGTAAAAGAAAGAGAGAAATACCTTGACACGCAAGATATAGATGAAAATGATCTCGTTGAAGCGATGTTAAGACAAACAGCGCGAGCTATTAAAGGTCCAATGCAAGATAGGTTTAGAGAAAAACAAGCCATGGGTAAGAAATTTAATCTTCGATTTGATAGGCAACCAGATCTATCACCCAGCGATCAGGCACCTACAGTTCCTCTTAAACGTAGTACTATTCCTTACGGAGGAGGATATGTTGAATTGACCGCTCCCCCTTCATCAAAGGCTAAAGCAATTATAGACCTGCTTCAACGAAATAGTATAAGTAGGAATGCGAACGCTATTAGAGCTTTTATTAATGACCAGAAACCAGCCACGCAAGAACTTATACGTGGAGTGTTGCCTGAGTTGCTTGATAAAGGGTTTTTAGAGAATTAGAATAGGAAAGTAATATGGAACCTACATCTGCTGAAGACCAAGCCGAACTAATTAAATTATATTTATCTCAAGGGATAGATGAAGAAAGTGGGAAACCTTCTATTTTTAATAGGTTCAGTCCACAAGTTGGTGAAGGTTTTGGTGAACTTGGTAGTATATTTGAACGACTAACCCGACCTGATCTATTCTCAAACGAAGTTGAAAAGCTCCTTTCTCCTGAAGAACGGAATCAACTTGCAGAGTACTATGGTCAAACAGAAATTTCAATTCCTAAAGAGGACGATCCAGGTTTTCTCAGTACATTAAAAACAAGATTTTTAGGTCGTGACCCCACATCTGTTGATGTTAAAGTTGAAGAAGCAGCAAGAAGACGTGGAGGTGGTGCTGAAGGTTTTAATAGATTACTAAGGGAAGTATTTGGGCAGACACCTACAGAGAGAGAAATAGAAGGACGACCACCAGAAGGTGTTGACGTTAACGAGTTGAATCCTGCCCAGCGAATTTTATTAAATAAATTTCCTTATGACCCAGTAACACCAAGAGTTATTGAAAAAATAGACTCCAATGAATATGGTATAAGCCCTATCCCACAAGGTCAACGAAAAGATTTTGCTAAAGTTACTAAAAGAGGGCGAAAAGCACTGAGGATATATTCACAACTTCCTGGAGACCTTGGGAAAAATGGAGCAGCAGATCTAGTCTCAAATATTTTAGCGTCTGATTTTAATGCGAGATACAATACTGAAGTTACTCCAGAAAGTCTTGATATAAGATTACAAAAAACAGCAGATGGGATGAGGCTTACGTTTGAACACCCTGACCCAGATATAGGTCGAGTTAAATTAGACCCTGCTAATTTTGATTGGGGAGATGTGTTAGATACTGCTCCTGATCTCGCAATAATACTGTCAGATGTGTTTGGTTCTATAGCTGGTGGTACACTAGGTATGCGCGGTGGACCTGTTGCTGGATTTGCTGGAATGACTGCAGGAGGAGCTGTGGGAAGTGCTGCCGCGAAATGGTTATTAATAAACCGAGCTTTAAAGGAGGGCAAGTATGTTTATGATTCTTCTCGTGGAGGTTACGTTTCAAATGAAACTGGGAGAGAGCATGTTATTCCTCTCACAGGAATCATAAATGATGTTGCAATTGAATTTGGCCTTTCTGCTGGGGGTTCAGTGGTTGGTGGTTTTGTAGGAAAAATACTTAGTACAATCTTTTCTAAAGGAGCACGCACAAGGGATATTGTTAGCCCTGAAGTTTGGGAAGATGCTTGGAACACATGGGGTAAAAGTAAATTTGGAAAAGACTTTGAATCAACAGAGGCAAAACCAACTCCTAGCGTGGTTTTAAATAATCAGGCAACGAAACTTGCTAAAAAGGCAGAAGACTTGCCAGTTGGTCCAGCAAGAACAAAATTACTTAAACAAGCAACAATAGCTAAAGCATCCGCAGAGGGTTTTGATAACCTGGAAAAAAGATCAGTTGCGGCAACTTCCCAAGTAGAACAAGCTCGTCAAGGAATAGCGGCAAAGACTCGTGTAACACCTGAAGGTGAAACTTTATCAGAAGTCACTCGCCCAGATCCTGAAAACTTTGGCTTTCTAGTACAAAAAGCTCTTCGAGAAGGAGACGGAAAGAGGATTAACTCTTTACTAGATCAAATAAGAAAACGAAATGAAGAGACAATTGGTCAGTTTAATAAACTTTTCGAAGGTGTCCCCTCGGCAAAACAGACTGAAGTAGGTTTTGGTCGTGATATCAGGAACAAGGCAAATGAGGTTCTTGGTCTAGTAAATGGAAAAAAGGCAAACGAAACATCAACTGGGATATATGGTGAGTTCAACCTCATTAGAAAGGCTGCCAAACGATACCCAACTAAACAAATATTTGATCTTTCAAAGCCTCAGAAAATAGTTGAGAAAGAAATTAACAAATTAAAAAAAATTGGTGGTGGTGCGTATCCATCCGAAATACAAAGTTTCTTTTTAAAACTCCAAAAAGGAGATTTTACCAATGTTACTTATGATCAACTAGGTAAACTACAAGATCTTCTTGACCTCGCTATGAAAGACGGTGAGTTACCCAAAAACATGTTCCAACGAGTGCAGGAGTTAAAAGATTTAGTCGATAACGTGGAGATTAAAGGATTAAATGCTATTGACCCAAATTTGGGTAACCGATATAAAACAGCCAAAGAGCAATACGAAAACTTCAAATCGATTTGGCAAAAGAATTTTAACCAACAAATAACTGAGTTAAATAGTGACAAAATAGCTAATAAATTTTTACAAATATCTGATGAAAGAACTGTTAATAGTATTCTTAATGACTTAGGAAAATTAGGGATTTACGGAAAACAGCAAGAAAACTTACTAAGAAATGTTTTAAAATCTAGACTAAAGAACATACTTCTAAGACAAACAGGAAAATCGGACACAGTTCAAGTGGGTGCTCAGAGGATTGATTTACCAATAGCTGGTAAACTACCAGTTAAAACTTTAGATGAAGCTACTCTTGATCAATTTAAAACAGATCATGAAGTTTGGATAAAGAGGTTATTCCCTGACGATACTGAACTTGATAAATATGCAGAGCTTGTTACAAGTGCCTCAAATATGAGAAAACGAACAGAAAGAATAGGCCGAATAGATCGCGAACTTAAAAACTTACCTTTCCTTCAAGGACAAAAATTAGATGGGATAGACCTTGCAAATTTAGCATTAACTAGCCCAAATCAACTTTTTGATTTAGCTTGGCAAACAGGAAGACCAGGAGTTGAAAATGCAAGAAATGTTAAAAAATTAAACGATATTCTTAAAAGAGGCCTAAGTCCAGAGGATTATGGTATAGCTCAAGAAAGTTTGAAAAAATTAGCTTTACAGCGAGTTTGGAAAGCTGATGAAACTATTGGTGCTGCAGAATCTGCGGGAGAAGCTATAATAGTTTCTGATATAACAGACAAATCTGTTAAATCTTTAAATAGAGATAAAGATGCTTTTGTAGAAATTTTTGGCAACGAACACTATAAAAATCTTATACAATTATTTAGAGCTATGGATACTCTTACTAATCCAGACAGACCGTTTAGGGGTGTTTCAGAAGCCGCAAGTAAGATAGACGAAAGAACTAAAGGAACAGTTGCTCAAATACCGTTGATATTTGCAAAAGTTTATGTTGGGGTATTAAATCAAAAAGCTCGAGCATTGAATTTAGGTAAGAAATTTGTTGATGATAGAGCATTAAATAATTTTGAAAGAGTATTAAGTGACGCAAATGCTCTAAATAGGGCAATCAAAATTAGAGATACTAAATTAAGAAGACTAGCACCTGTGCTCGGGTCAGCTATAGCCGTCAATGAAAACGAAGCTCAGAATTTAATTGATAACTATACAATAATAGAGGGAAACCAAAGAGTACCTGCACCAGTACAAACTAAGGAAGAAGCTCAAAGAGAGGCACTCGGCATTCGATAGGAGACGAATATGCTAAAATATTTTACAGAGGAAGAGCTTCAATGTCCCTCTAGTAAATTAGTCAAACTTGCTGAAGGTTTTGGTGAAAAATTAGACGAACTTCGCAGTTCTTTTGATAGACCAATGAACATTACCAGTGCTTGTAGAACAAGTGAACACATAGAATCTTTATTATCTAGGGGGTATCCTGCTTCTAAGAATAGTTTTCATTTAATTGATAATCAAAAATATGGAACAGATACTTGCGCAGTAGACGTCGCTGTTCCAGACAGTAGTTATAGGAAGGAGCTTATTCAAATAGCTCTTTCACATGGTTGGACGGTAGGTGTGGCTAAAACATTTTTACATATTGATAGACGATCAAGTTACACTGATTTACCACAAATAGTTTACGTTTACTGATAAATATCATGGATCCAATTACTATAACAGGCGCAATAGCTGGAATTAAAATAGCGAATGAGGCTTTTAGCGCAGTAAAAGAAATGATTGGCAATGGGAGAACTGTTGCTGATTGTGGTTCTGCTCTAGGTAAGTGGATGGCTGGTGTTCAAGCAGTTGAGAAAGAGGCCGCTAATAAGGGTAGTCTTACAGGAGATAATGCTTCGAGCAGAGCTATAGAAATAGTGAGCGCACGAAATCAGGTGCGTCAACAACGAAATGAGTTGCGTGAGTGGATGCAACTATATGGACCTCCTGGATCTTGGGACGAGTTTATTCAACTTGAAAGGCAATTTCGTCTAGAAGCAAAAGAACAAAAACAAAATATACAAAAGCAGAAAGCAAAAAAATTAAACACATTAAAAAACATATTGATTGCAGTATTGATAACACTAGCTACAGCTATGATAATTGGTATTGGTCTTGTCGTATATCTTAACATAACACCTGAAACATGAAATTAGTCTATATGTTAATAGTCATGACAAGTTTTAATCACACACTAAGTTCTATTCCTTATCAAACTATGGATGATTGTTTAGCTATGGCACGTCAAATAAATTTACCATATCTAGCAACTTGCACACCAAAAATAGTGAGTGACAAAACAGAAACGTATAAGAAAAGTGTTAAATAAATGTGGTCTATTTTAATAATTGTTTTGAGTTTATACTCCACAGGTCTTCAGGACTCTTTAGAGATATCTACAAAAAATGGTGAGCCATTGATGTTCCCAACATTCGAAGTTTGTTCGGATTATGTGGATCAAAACTTAGACCCTTTAATAGAGTTTTCTCAAAAACATTACCCCCCAGAGTATGGTCCAAGAGTTGTATTTTGTATTCAAATGGAAGAGGGGTTAACATTATAAAAGCCAGTCCCGATAATCCTCGCCAAGCACTTGTGTGGCTATATTTATTTTGTTTCTTAAAGATTTAAGTATTTTTTCATCCACAGTTTTTGGCACGATTAAATCAACATAGGTGACTTTATTCACTTGACCAATCCTGTGGGCACGATCCTCCGATTGTAATCGAGTTTCTAAGTCATAACCGTTTGAATAATAAATAACTGTTTTTGCTTCAGTTAATGTTAACCCAAACCCACCTGTTCTCGGCTGACCCACAAAAAACCTCAGTGGTGAATCAGGGTCTTGGAAAGCAGATACTATAATTGGTCTTTGTTCCGCAGAAGTTTCTCCATAATAGTGCTCTACAGATTCAGGTCCATAAACTTTAGATATTTCACTACTAATCTCACGGATATCATGCTGGTAGTTTGCCCATATTATACATTTACCATCTACTTCTTCAAGAACTGACATGAGTTCTTTTATACGATTACTTGGTATTTTCACTAATTCCTTTGAGTCTGTAGTAGTGAATCCACATAAAACTTGTTGTAATCGTAGTATTTGAGTAATGACTGAGTTGGTTGTGACAAATTCAGCATCCTCTAATTGAGCTATAGCATAATCCTTTAGTTCTTTATAAATTCTTTTCTGCTCTGAGGTTAGCTCAACCTCTCGCGTTGTGTATACTTTATCAGGGAGGTCAATACACTCTTTTTTCAAAACCCTAAAACAAAAATCTTTCAATAGGTCTTTCAATTCTTCTAAGTTTCTATACCCTACTATTTGTTGAAAGCTATGAGTTGCTACTGATCTTTTTTGAAGTACAGCAAAATGATTTTTGTAAGAATAATAAGAAGAAAATCCTAACAGATCTTCATTGAGGAAAGCACATTGACTGTATAGGTCAAGCGGTGATTTAGTTACAGGAAAACCAGTTAGGATCCTTCTATAGCTTGACATTTTTGAAAGTTTTATGACTGCCTTAGTTCTTTGCGCTGATGCGTTTTTTATAGTTGTACTTTCATCAATAGCAAATATCGCTTGATGAGATAATAAGAATTTTTCAGCAAAACCCATGCCTTTTTTAGTGCTAAAAGCCTCAATATTCATGACAAAAATAACTAGATCATCCGTACATTGAAACAGATTGATCAGTTCTTCTTTTTCTTTTTTATTGGGGTTAGGTGACCAACAAACTAAATGACTTTGAATATGATCAGGGAGGTGCTTTGGTACTTCTATTTGTACCCAGTTTTTATAGACACCTTTAGGCGCAACTATTAATGCAGAATCAATATACCCATAGTCATATAAAATAGCTATGTTATCTATGAGCACTTTTGATTTACCTGTACCCATTTCCATAAAATAGGCAAACTCTTTTTTATTCCAACTCGCACCTAATGCGGCTCGTTGGTGATCAAACGGCTCAGTTTTAAATTTATATTTTTGTTTCATAACTTTCTTATCTTTCTGATATAACTTTAGTTTACTGCTTTATATATAAGTTATAAAGTAGTTTTTTATCTTTTTGATAAATATTGAGGGCGTGCTGAGTGAAGTGCCAATTAGTACCAATATGCTGATCTACCTTATTTTTCAAAGGCTTGATAAAAAACTTATTGCCATATTGCCAATTGGTTTGCAAAGGATAAAATATTACTAGCGTTCATGAGCCGTATAATATAAAGTTATAATATAAAGTAGAAAGGAGAGTAGAGTGACAGTTTATGTAGTTCAAGAAGTTCCAGGACGAAATATCCTTGGAGCGAGATCTTATGGCGATTTAAAAGTTTTATTGCCTCCGAACACAAATATTGTTCTTAGTCCTGCTCCAACTGTGAGAAGAATCAGACAGGCGTTAAGTGAATTTAGCAGCTCTGACTACCTCCTTCTAATGGGGGATCCCGCAGTTATAGGGTTGGCATGCGCCATAGCCGCACAGATCAACGTCGGTAGGTATTCTATTTTAAAATGGGACAGGATTGAAAAGGATTATTATCCTGTTGAAATCAACTTAAACTCAGCTCACAGCAAGGAGGATTCACATGGGTGAAGTTTCAAGGGAAGATATATTAGGGTTTTTTGAGGATACTCCAAAACAGTTTGAGAATAATATGCTAGGTCAGGTCAGTCAACTTGCTAATCAAGTTATTGATCTTGATCGTGAGATTGCGGAACAAGAAACCACTTTAAAATCAATGAAAGAAAAACGCAGGTCATTGACTGAAGATTTAATACCAGCAGTGTTGACTCAGCATGGTGTTTCAGAGGTAACACTCACTAACGGTCAAAAAGTTTCTGTTAGAAAATTTTACAGTTGTACTATTCCTGCTGATAAAACTCAGGATGCTTTTGAGTATTTACGAACGAACGGTCACGAGAGTTTAATAAAACATAGGTTGACCATAGATTTTACCAGAGATAAAGATGATCAAGCACTTCAAGTAAAAAAAGAACTTGAGAACAGGGGAATGTATCCTGGTGATAAGGAATGGGTGGAACCTTCAACTCTCCGAGGTTTTGCGCGAGAAATGGTTGAATCAGGCACAGCGTTACCTGAAGACTGTTTCAAATTATTCATAGGAGAGCGAGTAACTATTAAATGAAGGAGAATACTAATATGGCGAATCAAGTTGCGAAAAAAGAGGACGCTCCTCTTGCCATTTCTAATGATGACCTCGTTGCTTACGCAGGGCAAGGAGTAGAAGATCTTGGGACAGAGGATCTTGCGATACCGTTTTTAAATATTATTCAAAGTGGTTCACCGCAAATTAACAAACGTGAAGGTAGCTATATAGAGGGTGCTACGGTTGGCTCTTTATTTAATACTGTGACAAGTGAACTGTTTGGCGGTGATTCTGGCGTAGAAGTTATACCCTGTGCTTATCAGAGAACGCTAATTGAGTGGGTTCCACGTACGCAAAAAGGTGGGTTCGTTGCCTCCCATGACCCAGAAAGTGGGATTTTATCTCGAACCACTAAAAATGAAAAGGGTCAAGATGTGCTAGAAAACGGTAATTATTTAGCAAATACTGCCTCCCATTATGTCATACTACTTAGCCCTAATTATGGTCCAACGCATGCTGTGATTTCTATGAGTTCAACTCAGCTTAAAAAGTCACGTCGTTGGAATACAACTATGGTTTCACAAACAGTTACTCTTGATGATGGTACGGTCAAACCAAAACCATCTTTTGCTTCAGCTTACAAAGTTAAAACTGTACCTGAATCAAATGATTATGGTAGTTGGTATGGTTATGATATTGGGGAACGGAGGGACGTTTCGCAATCAGAGTTTTTGTTGGGCAGAACTTTTTACAGCGCAGTGATGTCAGGTACAATTAAGGCTACTGCTCCAGAACAGGAAAGCACAAGTGATAACGTGCCTTTCTGATTCGTAAGGTAACATCTAGTGGGTGAGTTAGAAAGATTCATAGAAAGGTTCTCAGGTCTTAATAGGGCTTACGGAACAACAGCGGTTGTCGGACTGCGTGATGACGGTAAGAAAAAAGTAGATTCTTTCGTTCAACATGGTGAACCAACCGTTGAACTTTGGCAACAACATCTTGAGGGAAAAGAGCCTTCTTTGGGCATTATTCCGATCACTGATGAGAACACTTGTCGTTGGGGTTGCATTGATATTGATGACTTTTCGCTTGACCTAAAAGATGTCAATTCTAAAATACAAGAGCGTGAGTTCCCTCTGATTTTATGTAGAAGTAAGTCAGGGGGTGCTCACCTTTTTTTGTTTATTAAAGGTGAAGTACCAGCAAGTTTGATGAGGTTGAAACTTTCAGAAATGTCGGCTTCATTAGGGTTCGCTTCAAGTGAAATATTTCCTAAACAGTCTTCTATCCTTACGGAAAGAGGAGATACTGGCAATTTTTTAAACATGCCTTACTTTGGCGGCAATAATACAACAAGGTATTCGTTAAACGATAAAGGGGAGTCAATATCTCTCGTTGATTTTTTAGATTTAGCTGATAACAAACAGATCACTGAAGATGGATTAGTTGAGTTTAAAATAATAAAAAATGAAAAGAAAGTATTAAATCATGGACCTCCATGCCTTCAGTTTCTCGTAACACAAGGATTCCCACAGGGTACTCGTAATAACGGTTTATTTAACTTAGGTATATATGCTAAACTCTCAGACTCAGATAATTGGGAGCAAAAACTAGAAGAGTATAATCGTGAGTATTTATCACCACCACTAGGCTCTTCAGAAGTGCTTACAATAATAAAGCAACTTAAAACTAAAGAGTATAATTATAAATGCAACGACCAACCAATATGTTCACACTGTAACTCTGGGGTCTGTAAAACTAGAAAATTTGGTATATCCCCAACTGCCGCAATGCCTTCATTTGGTTCACTTACTAAACAAAACTCTAGCCCACCAGTTTGGTTTCTCGACGTTGAGGGGAATAGGTTAGAAATGATGACCGAGGACTTACAAAACCAAACAAGATTTCAAAAAGTTTGCATGGAAGCCATTGATAAAATGCCACCTAAAATGAGTGAAAGAGCTTGGCAGGGGGTCATACAAAATTTGTTAGATAACGTGACTATTATTGAAGTTCCCAAAGATGCTTCAATTGAAGGCCAGTTCCAAGATTTACTGGAGGCTTTTTGCACTGATAGAGCGCAAGCGCAAACTAAAGATGAAATACTTTTGGGTAAACCCCACACAGAAAACGGTAAAACTTATTTTCGTTTATCTGACCTAGAAGCCTACTTACAAAGGCATAACTTTCGTCAGTTTACTCGTCCGAAAATTACTGCTCGTTTAAGGGATTTAGGAGCTGATCACTCAGGTCAGAATATTAAAAATAGGTTTGTGAATTTATGGGCTATACCAACCTTTAGCTCTCAAACAGATCCTTTTGATTTACCTGATTTTTCTCAGGAAGATGTTATATGAATATAATTATTGGACCTCCTGGAACAGGAAAAACAACGAAGCTATTATCGTTGGTTGAGAAGCAGTTGTCTTCGGGAGTGGAGTCAACTGATATAGGTTATTTTGCGTTTACTAATCGTGCCGCTGATGAAGCAAAGGAACGAGCATTTAATAAATTTAATTATGACTCTGATGATCTTCCTTTCTTTCGCACATTACATAGTCTTGCTTTTCAGAGATTAGGCATGAGCCGTTCTCAGGTATTCAACGAAGATCAAAGAAAAGATTTTGGCAAGTTGATGGGCTTAGAGGTTTCTGGCAAATCTTCTTTTGAAGAGGGGTCATTTGCACTGTCAAAAAAAGGTGATCAGATTTTAGGAATAATTGAAGTAGCTCGTGTTCGAGGTATTTCAGCTCGACAACAGTGGCAACAATTAGGTTCTGATATAGGTTGGTTTGAAGTTGAGCGAGTTGAGCGAGGGTTGGCTGAATTTAAAAGAGTTCGAAACCTTTATGATTTCACTGATATGCTTTCGTTATTTTTATCAAAAGATGTTGCACCACAATTAAAAACGATTTTTATTGATGAAGCACAAGACCTAAGTTTCCTACAGTGGCAAATGGTTTTTGCTCTGGAAAAGCTATGTGAAACTATGTTCATTGCAGGTGATGATGATCAAGCAATATTTAAATGGGCAGGAGCTGAAGTAAATAACTTTTTATCTTTATCGGGGAACATCGAAGTTCTTGAACAATCTTATCGAGTGCCACAACATGCTCATTTTTTAGCGGGAACCTTAATTAAAAGATTATCAAAACGTAGAGATAAACATTGGAATCCAAGACCAGATTCAGGAACTATCAACTGGCATTCTGATATTGAGCATATTGATATGAAAGAAGGGCAGTGGCTTATTCTAGCTCGTAACAACTATCTACTTAATCAAGCCGAACAACAGTGTAGACTTGAGGGATTTTTTTACTCTCGGGCTAACCGAAAAGCTGTATCTGAAGGGCTACTAACAGCGATACTTGACTGGGAGGAACTGAGAAAAGGCAGATCAGTTACAGCAGACAGGGTCAAAAAAATCTATAAGTACATGACCGCAAACAAGGGAGTGGCAAAAGAGCATAGGTTACTCAGGGGAGTTTTTGAATCTAAGGTTCTTTCCATGAAAGATCTTCTTGCAAACCATGGGTTACTTACGACAAACATCTGGCATGAAGTTTTGGACAGAGTCTCGGAAAAAGAAAAACAATACCTTATAGCGTGTTTGCGACGAGGAGAAAAACTCACAGGAGTACCAAGAATCAAAATATCAACTATACATGGATCAAAGGGAAGCGAAGCAGACAATGTAGTTGTCATCACCGACATAGGTCAAAAAAGCTGGCTTGAAATGCAAAAGTTTCCTGATGATGAGACTAGAGTTTTTTATGTAGCATTGACTCGAGTTAAAAAGAACTTACATATAATACAACCAAAAACCAATCGTTCTTTTATATTTTAGAGAAGTTTCTACTTTACCAATAAGGGGAAAAAAGTTAAAATGAACTTGTTGAAATATATTATCTTATATAAAGGAGCTAAGAGTGTCTGAGAGACAAATAAGAAAGACCCGCCTCTATGATAGAGGTCAAGTAATATCTTTACTTAATTCAGAAAACCCTCGCAGGAGTGGCAGTAATAGGGCGGCAATCTTTGATTGTATTGAAGATGGTATGACTGTTCACGAGTTTCTCATTGTGGTTGCTGAGTTCAATGGGGGGACTAAAGATCTACAACTTCTCGAAGAAACAGGTTACATTCGAGTAGAACCTTTAGAAGACGTTGAACATTTGGAGACCGCTATGGCCTCTTAAACGTGTTACCAGTTTACCCCCCATCACTCCGTGGGGGGTAAACTATTTTTAGAAAGGCATAAAGATGCAAGAAGAAAGAGTAGAAATATTTTTTTATTGGATATACGAAAGAACTCGTATACAAGAAAAGAAAGACCGAGGCGATCCTTGGCCTTGGACTCATGACCCTATCCTTAAAGAATACAAGTTCACTAACGCTTTTCGTGAGCGAGATAAAACAACTGTTTGGTTCCGTGAAAATATACGCGACCGCCTTGCTTGGCAACCAGAAGTGTATATGGCAACGGTAATCTTTCGTTGGTTTAATTTAATTGAAACAGGCAAAACCTTGATAGCCCATAATCTTCATATTGACTGGGATCCTGAAAAAGCATACGATAAAATCGTACGTCAGGATAAATGGATTACAGGGGCTTACATGATAAAAAGTCCGAACAATATGAATAAAGTTCGAGGCCTTTGTAATACAATCACTACAGTATGGGACGATCGTGAGAGGTTCTTAGACAAATGTCCTTGGCAAACGCTTGAAGGCATGAACTCTTGGTTATCCTCTTATCCCTACCTTGGTCCATTTTTAGCATATGAGTTAGCAACTGATTTTAGGCATACATTTATAGGTCGTAACGCAAGCGATATACTCACTTGGGCGAATGCAGGTCCAGGAGCTATGCGAGGGCTGAATAGAATATACGGAAGGGATTTGAATTATCGCTCAAAGTCACATGATTGGTGTTCTGAAATGCGAGAACTTCTAGAGATAGCTTGGAAAAAACATTCTTTAGATTTTGAGTTACGAGAAATAGAGCATAGTCTCTGCGAGTTTGATAAGTATGAACGCGTGCGGTTGAAACAAGGTGCTCCTCGTTCTAAGTACGTTTATAAAAAGTAAAGGAGGGGATTATGTCAATGTCTGATGACGAGCTAGGTTTGATACAAGCACAAGAACGTAAACAATGGTTAGACAGACCCTTCAAAGAAAATATCCCCACTCCAATTGTAGTAGTTAGTGGGGGTTTTGATCCTTTACATAAAGGACATCTGGCTTTGTTTAAGGGGGCTTCAGAGCATGGTAATGTTCTCGTGATTGTGAATAGTGACAATTGGCTTTGTAGAAAAAAGGGCAGATCATTTTTAGATTCTGAAAGTAGATTAGAGCTGGTTCGTGCGTGTAAGTATGTTAGTGAAGCAATCATCAGCACTTCTGATGATGACACAGTAATGCCAATGTTGAAAAAGATAAGGGAAAAGCACCCCAATGCAAAACTTTATTTTGCTAATGGAGGTGATAGAGAATGGGAGACTACGCCTGTAGAGGAAGTAGTGTTTTGTGAAGAACACAATATTGAACTATTATGGAACGTAGGAGGGGGGAAAATAGATTCTTCCAGTAACCGTTTAGAAAAATACACTGAAAAAACAACCTCCACCAAGTACTACAAAGAGTGGGGGACTTATGAAATCCTAGTTAGATCAGAAAAGTATTTAGTTAAAAAATTAGTCATCCAACCCCTTTGTCGTATCAGTTTTCAAAGACATCGTCATAGAAAGGAAAGGTGGTTAATTCTTGAAGGTCATGGAAACGTATTCAATGACGATAGACATTTTACAGTTGAAGCCAAAGAGACGTTTGAAGTATTACCAATGTCTTGGCATTGGATAAAAAATACGAGCAACACTTTTCCGCTGGTTATTTTAGAAACATGGTTTGGTGATTTATTAGAAGAAAGTGATATAGAAAGAGAGGAATTTGATGAAACTTTTATACCTTAGTAGATCGCGGTTCGGAGGGTGGGTGACTTTCACCACTCATTTATTTCATGGATTACAGGAATGTCGTGAAGATGTTGAAGTAATTAGAATAACAAAACGCACTGAAAATACTCAACGGAACATGGGAAACGAAGTTCCCTATAGAAATGTTTGCGAGGAAGATGTTTTGAACTTGGAGCAATCAGTTTTGATCACAGCTTCTGATAAATGGCATAGGGAGTTGACTATCAAACTTCTTGCAAGGGGGGCTAAAATAGTCATACATGATCCAACAGAACTTCGTAATCCAGAATTTAGAAGTATTGTTGACCCTAAACAAGTCATAGTAATTCGAAAAAGCATGTTAGAGCATATGCCTGAGGCGACGTATATTCCCCATCCCTACCTTTCTTTAGCTGTTGCCACTGGTGAGTCGTTTAAGATGGATAAGGACTGGTCAGGTAGAAAGCACCACGCCATAAATATAGCTAGATTAGACTTTGATAAAAACAGCCACTGGCTTTTCGAAGCCAATCGTAAATTGCCTGAGGAAAAACAGGTTATTATTCGTGGTTGTGAAAACAGGATGTATACAAAAACTAAGATATTACCTAAATATCCAGAATATGTTCAAGACAGTAAGAGACCTAAAGATCAAAGAGCATTTTTCACTAGGGAACTCAGGGGCGCGGTCAACCTTTGTAAACAAGCTCGGTACATGACAGATTTTTCAGTTATACATGGAGATGGGGGCGGTACACAATATACGTTTCTTGAGGCTATGGACGCAGGAACAATATGCCTTATTCATAAAGATTGGATACGACCGCATGATTCCATGGTTGATGAAGGTGAAGCACAAAACTGTATATCCTTTCCAGATCACGAAAAATTAGTTAATTTTCTTAATGGCAAAATAGATATGGATCTTTCAAGGTTTATTTGTACAAATGCTAAGAAACTTTTAGAGGAACATGACGCCTTGAAAATTGCTAAAGAATATCAACGCGAGTTAGGTAAAGTATGAAAAAACAACCTCCACCATTTTGTATTCAGTTAGAGCTGACCGAAGGCTGTAATCTAGCTTGTGCATTTTGTGGTATAGCTTCAATACGAGACAATAAAGCTAATGGACCAAAGGGGCTTCGTGGTAAAAACTCTCGACCCTTTAAGTTTCTGCACTGGGGTTCTGCTTATGCTGTTGCAGAAAAAATCCGTGAGGCGTGTGAAAAAGATGGTTGGAATCCTCGCATAGAAATGGCTATGCATGGAGAACCTACTATGAATCCTGAGTATAAAGAGATTGTTGCTTTATTAAGAGAAAAGTTACCGAAAACGCATCTTCAAATGACAACTAATGGTGGTGGTCTGCTCAAAGGTAACTTATCGCAAAACATAAACGATTTGTTAGACGCAGGATTAAATGTCTTACTCTTGGATAACTATGAGGGCATAAAAATTTGTGATAAAGTTTCAGCCACATATGAAGGTCCATATGAAATACTTTATTATCCAACAGATAAAAATTCCAACCCTCACAGAAGAAGGAGGCATTCTGAGCACGATATTGTAATCACAGAAGATATCTCAATAGCTTCTTCTGGAAACCATGCCACAGTAAATAACCACGCTGGTTCAGCTTTCCCTCCAAACAACCATGCTGAGGGTCGAAGATGTGCAAAAGTATTTAGAGAAATATCAATAAGGTGGGATGGTAATGTGGCTATCTGTTGTAATGATTGGCCTGGACGTTATAGATGTGGGTCAGTGTTGTCTGGAAATACATTAGATGAACTTTGGCAAAATAATGCGTTCATCGCAGCAAGAAAAAAGTTGTATCACGGTCAGAGAGATTTTGGTCCATGTAAAGGTTGTGATGCATTAAGTTACCGTCCTGGACTATTACCTGATTTAAAAGGAAAAGAAAGTTATGGAAAACCTAACAAAGACGATTTTAGGCACATTCAAACAGCCCTCTCAAAAGGCTCGTACACAACTGCAATCCCTCGTCCGTGGGAACAGTGAAGTGCCAAATATATACTCAAGAAATGTTTCAGAAGCTCTCTATTTAGGGTTGCAATTATTAAAAGATAATGGTGAATGGATAGACTCAAGATCGGGGCGTGTGATAGAGTATCCTGCGCCAGTTATGACAGTTTATCAAAGACCAGAGGAACGAGTACTCTTTTACCCATGCCGTGATGCCAATCCATTCTTTCATTTATTTGAAGCTCTTTGGATGTTGGCTGGTCGCAATGATTTATCTTATGTTAAACAATTTAATAAACGTATGGAAGAATTTTCTGATGATGGTTTGAAACTAAACGGTGCGTATGGTTTTAGATGGCGACATTCTACATTTGACCAAGGAGAGGATTACGTCCCTTTTCAATTTGACCAATTAGATCTTCTAGTTAAGCATTTAACAGAACACCCAGAATCAAGAAGGGGGGTTCTTCAAATGTGGTCAGTTCATGACCTCAATCAAGTAGTTGAAAACCCAGCGACTAAGGACGTTCCTTGTAATACACAGGTGTATTTTAAAATAAAAAACAACAAGCTGAATATGACAGTTTCTTGTCGCTCTAACGATATTATCTGGGGCACTTATGGTGCTAACGCAGTACACTTTTCTATACTACAGGAATATATGGCGGCACGATTAGGATTAGGTATGGGAACTTACTATCATTTGAGTGATAGTTACCACGCTTATGAAAAGGTGTACGAAAAAACATTAGATGTTTTAAATCAAGTGAATGTGGGAGACACTCTTTGGTACGACTCTTATCTAGGTTGGAACAAAGGAATGCATTACACACCTGAACCAATGTTCACTCACCCAAAAGATGCGGATAGGGATATCAATAATTTTGTAGTGGCACCTTTTAGAACTGATAAATGGTCAAATAACTTTTTCCCAGAAACAGCAGTTCCAATGCTACGAGCATGGGAAGCACACCAAGAAAGAGATTATGACTTGGCTTTTAAGAAAATATCAAGTATAAGAGCATTAGACTGGAGAAAGGCAGGAACAGAATGGCTAGAAAGACGAGAGATGAACTTGAAGTCTCGAAAATAATTAGGGAAGTAAGATACCTCTCTGAACAAGATGTACTTTCTTTAATTGATTCCGAGCGGAGCTATGGAGATAGTTGGCGTAACCGTGGTGGTATTGGTGCTTTCATGATGCTTGCTCGTAAATGGGACAGGATTGAAAATCAGACCAGAAAATATGGTTACGACGTTTTCAAAACAATTTCTGAGGATGCATCTAAAGAAGGTATTTTAGATGACATTGCTGATTTAAGAAGGTATTTATTTTTAGTTGAGGCTCATATCCGCATCTGCCCTGACACTAGGCTGGAGAGCCAGCTGACGAAGGAGGGCGTTATAGGTGGCAACGCTGTAGGGGGTAACGCGGAAGGGAACAGGTTGGCGGCTGAGGAGTCAAATTATTCTGAGGAAAGTTGATTTTTGAGATGACTGTAAAACTTCATTGTGAATCATGCGATAAAAAATTTAATGCACCTGAAAATTTGTTTAATCAACATTTTAAGTGGCCAAGGTGCAGTTGTGGGAAAACCTTAACTATAATATCTACAGACACACCTACTGGCGAGACCAGCACTATGAAATGTGGCGATACAGAACCTAACTGGAAAGAAAGAGATAAGTCAAAAGATCAGTTTATTCCTAAATATAATTTTTGGGGAGAAGTTGAAGAGTAATGTATCAAGTACCCCTCCTTCAAACCGAAAGCCAATGGTGTGCGCCTGAAGTATTACCCGATTTAACAAATGTAAAACAGTTGGCCATCGATTTAGAAACCTGTGATCCTAACCTTCTTAATAAAGGTCCAGGATGGGCAACAGGAGACGGTTATATAATTGGTATCGCTTTAGCCACGGATGACTGGCAGGGTTATTTTCCAGTTCGTCATGATAATGGGAGTAATCTTGACAGAGAGTTGGTATTTCGTTGGTTAAAAGAGCAACTAGATACTGAGTGTGATAAAATATTTCATAATGCAATGTACGATGTAGGTTGGTTAAGGAGAGAGGGAGTTGCTGTAAAGGGTGATATAAAAGACACTTTAATTGCTGCTCCGTTATTAGATGAAAATCGCTTTTCGTATTCTTTAAATTCACTTGCTAAAACTTACATTGCTTCTTCTAAAAATGAAAAGGTTCTTCAACAAGCGGCAAAGGAGTGGGGTATTGACGCAAAAAGTGAGATGTGGAAACTTCCAGCTATGTATGTTGGACCTTATGCTGAGCAAGATGCTAGAGCGACACTAGATTTATGGAACACACTTTCTAATGAGATTCGTCGTTCAGACTTACAGTATATTCTTGATCTTGAGTTATCTTTGATACCTACATTACTTGAAATGAGGTGGCGAGGTATCCGTGTAGATTTAGAGAAAGCTGCATCAATACAAAAAGAATTGGAATCAAAGGAAAAAGAGATACTACACCAAGTAAAAAAACAGTATAATAAAGATGTTGAGATATGGAACTCTCGTTCTATTGGTGAATTGTTCAGTGAAGCTAAAATTGAGTACGACCTTACGGAAAAAACAAAAGCACCCAAGATAGACAGGGCGTTCTTAGCTAATCATCCTCATGAGTTGCCCAAACTAATATTAGAAGCAAGAGAGTATAATAAGGCAAACACAACATTTATTAATTCTATACTTAGGTATCAGCATAAAGGCCGTATACACGCAGAGATACATTCCCTACGCTCAGACCAAGGGGGTACAGTCAGTGGTCGTTTTAGCTATAGCAACCCCAACCTTCAACAAATACCTGCACGGCATAAAATTCTAGGTCCAATGATTCGGTCAATATTTGTACCAGAGAAAGGTGAAAAGTGGGTCTCCATAGATTATTCTCAGCAAGAGCCAAGATTAGTAGTTCATTATTCTTCGCTCCTTGGTTTACCGCGAGTTGAAGATGTCGTTGAAGAATACAAAAAGGGAGAAGCTGATTTTCACTCAATCGTAGCAGAAATGGCAAGTATACCAAGAAGACAAGCAAAGGATATTAACTTAGGCCTCTTTTATTCTATGGGGCAACGTAAACTTTCTGAGCAGTTAAATATTCCTATGGAGGAGGCTCAACAATTATTTGAGTTGTACCATGCACGAGTACCCTTTGTTAAAATGTTGAGTGATTATTGTAGAAATCGTGCTTCTACTAAAGGGTTTATAAGAACATTATTAGGTCGTAAATGTCGCTTTGATCTCTGGGAACCACGCGCATTTGGCAGTGGTAAGATAGGAACATTGGAAAAAGCTCAGACTGAATTTGGTCCAAATATAAAAAGAGCGTTTACTCATAAAGCATTGAACCGATTGATCCAAGGTTCAGCCGCTGATCAAACTAAAGCGGCAATGAGAACTCTGGCAAAGGAAGGGTTCTTACCTTTACTCCAAGTACATGATGAACTTTGCTTCAGTTCAAATGAACCAGAAGAAATACAGCGCATAGCAGAAATCATGGAATCGTGCATAGACATGGAGATTCCTTCGAAAGTAGATGTTGAATATGGCGATAGTTGGGGCACAGCAAAAACTGTATTTACAGATAAACCTTGGCAGCGTAGTATAGCCGACGGAGGCGGTGAAATGATTACATAAGGAGGGGCGCATGGTCACAGGTGGTAAAAAAAGTTTACAAAAAGATAGTTTATATGAAGAGTACGACGCAGATGGTGATGGGGTAGTTAGCGATTCAGAACTTAACACAATCACTGCAATCCATGAAGCAGAGGCTGCAGAAGAAAAAGCAGATGCCCAAAGGAAAATGGCTTGGGTCAGTATCATTGCTATGCTTGTCTTCACTGCTTGTCTTTTTTTACCTATCTTCCCTGATTCTAGGATTAAAGCTATGGCTGATCTTTTTGGTCTCTTTTATATCGGGATGGCTGGAGTAGTTGGGGCATACATGGGAATGACAGCGTACATGAGTAAAAAATAATGAATAAAATGCAAAGCCATATCGACCATCTTGAAGAAGAAATAAATATTTTAAAATCTTTACTACAGCCTTCTGGAACTGGTAGCCTGCATACAGCGATAGATATACTGAGGTGGAGAATAGAGACAGAACGGAGGAAAGGTAATGAGTGAACGCAGAATAAAAAAAGTTATTGGTGGTTTAAAAAAGGCTTCTAAAACACATGCAAAACAAGCTAAGACTTTAGAAAGTGTTGTAAAAAAGAAATCTAAATCTAAATCTCGTAAAAAGAAATCTTAATGGTTATCTCTAGATCAAGTATGCGTAGGCAAATATCAAAGCCTCCTGCGAAGAAAAGAAAAAGGAGAGATCCAAAAGTAGGCACAGGTAAAAAACCAAAAGGTAGCGGTCGCAGACTTTACACAGATGAAAACCCTAAAGATACGGTTAGCATTAAGTTTGCTACTCCTGCAGATGCAAGAGCTACAGTGGCTAAAGTCAAACGAATTAAAAAACCTTATGCACGTAAAATACAAATACTTACGGTTATGGAGCAACGTGCAAAAGTAATGGGTAAGGGAACGGTTGTTGACATAGCCGAGAAAGCTAAAAAGAGTTTAAAAGCTCGTCATGAAAAGAGTAAAAAGAGTAAAAAGAGTAAAAAAACATAATTTAACGCTTTTCCAAAGTTAGTCTACCTTTATAGTTTAAAACCGTTATAACTTACTAGGAGAATAATATGGAAGAAGTACCAGTACTCTCAAAAGAGCAGCTTACTCAAGCAAATGACTGGGCTATAAAAATGGGCTATAACCGCGCCCTTGAGCCAACCCCACTTAAACAATTCCTTGAGGAGTTTGATTACGACGTTAAGTTCCCTATTACTTTTCACATGATGCATGAACATGCAGCTGGCAAGAAAGTTGAGGAACACGTTCGGTGTGTAATATCATTGGGTCCAGAAGGCAAAACTACGACTCTTGACCTTGACCTTGACCTTTTCTTAAATCTTGAAAAGGTTCAGGTTGATTAATAACTTTAATAAAAGAAAGGAATAGCTATGGTTGCAGCAGTTGAAACTATGGCCTATGCAGGTGGTACGCCTTGGCATGGGTTAGGAGTACCAGTGGAAGACACTATGACTCCAGAAGAAATGTTAAAAGCGGCAGGGTTAGATTGGACCGTTTCTAAACGCCCTGCGTATACTCTCGGTGCACCAACTTGGGAACCCGATACTCCGTTACTACAAGCCATAGGCCATCATTTCATAGTGAGGGATAGTGATAATAAAGTACTCTCGGCTTGCGGAGAGGATTACGTCCCTTTTCAAAATGCGGATACATTTAAATTCTTTAAGAGGTTTGTTTCTAACGGACAAATGAAAATGGAAACAGCAGGTTCTCTGAAGGGTGGGCAAGATATCTGGGGGCTTGCTAAAATAGATTCGAGCTTTGAACTTCCAGGAGGAGACAAAGTAGAAGGATACCTTTTAATAGATTCACCACATGTTTCAGGGAAAGCCCTCACTATTATGTTCACTCCCATACGAGTCGTTTGTAGTAATACCATGGCTCTTGCGTTAAATAGTCAGGGTAAACGGTTTCGAGTACTTCATCTTCACGCTTTTGATGGCGAAATTATAAAAGCAGCAGAAGAAGCTCTCGGTATTAGCGAAGAAAAGATGATTGCTTTCAAAGAGCAAACTGAATTCTTATCTAGTAAACAGGCCAAACCGATTGATATACAAAACTATATTGCTGAATTATTTCAACCCTCATTGATTTCAGGGGGGTTACAGGCAACTCCGATAGAGAGTGACTTTAATAGAACTTCTGAACAGGTGTATGAAGCGATTTCACTTTCTCCTGGAGCGGATTTACAATCAGCGAAAGGAACTTGGTGGGGTGCTGTTAATGGAGTAACCTACCATATGGATCATACTAAACGTGAAAGTGAACGAGTAGAGGGCGGTGCACTTTACTCAAGTTGGTTTGGACCTAATGCCATTATGAAACGAAAGGCATTAGATTTAGCAACTCAATATGCTGAAGCGGCATAATTATCAGGGGACAACTTAACCGTTGTCCCCTTATTTCTTTGGCTTTACTATAAAATTGTTAAGTTAAACTAAATAGAAAGTAGAAAGGAGGCCTACTATGGCCACACAAATATTAGACCTTAAAACTGTTGCTCCTCCCAAAAAAACTAAGAAGAGAGCACCTGCTCCTAAAAACCCTGTTGTCACGGCAATTCCTAAACCAATTGCTAAAAAGACTTCAATTCGTCACTCTTTCGAGGGCAATATTATTAAGGTAGTGGGAGAAAAAATACCTGTTCGTGAGGGTTCTCGACGAGCTGAGATTTTTGCTTTGTTTAAAGACGATATGCCTTTAAACGAGTTCTTATCTGCCGCTAGAAAAATGCAGGGCGGTGCACCAGACGTTCAAATCGCACTTGATAAAAAGTATATTGAGCTTGTTTAATCGTGGGGGGGGTACCCCCCACTCTTACTTGAGGAGAGGTATTTATGGGTTTATTACCACCGTACTACACCACTACTAATCTTTCTCGTAAAAGAAAAAAGTTAAAAAAGACAACAGCCCAACTCAGAGCTGAAACGAAACATGCAGAGTTTTTGAAAAGGTTACGAAACAAACACCCCTCTCCTCAAAATGAGGGGGAAGTTGCAAAAACAGTTAGCAAAGCTAACCCTGAAGCATCACCACAAACCAAGGAACATGAGTTTTATGATCCCTCGATGGCTAAAAAAGAATCAAAAGTTTATACAGGCACGGAGATCATAGGCATTGCTACAATGCATAAATCAAATGCCATACCTGTTCGTGGCAAGAAGCAAGCTGAAGAAATTTCAAAGATGAGAAGAAATTGAAATTGGTTGCTAAAAATTGCATTCTTATAAATGGTGAGGATAGTATGGCATTTAGTATCTCACGAGTTAAAGAGGTGGCTATTGTTGCTTTTTTTAAAGACCATAAACTTGAGAAAGAAGTAGTTGTCGATTTAGCTGGTGTAAACCAATATTGGCTTGAAGCTAAAAGGAAGGGTTATAAGGTGGCATTTTGAAAAATGACTGGATAGGAAAACTAATTAAAGAAGAGCGAGCCAAACAAGGTTTGACTCAGTATTCTCTTGCTAGACAAGCAGGAATCAATATCAACACACTTGGTACTCTTGAAAGAGGGAGTAGGGCTATTTCAGTAGAAAGATGCGAAAAAATCTTAGCTGTGCTGGGATATGAGCTAGATGCCCATTTGATTGATCAATGAATATTTTTTATTTAGATCCTGATCCCGAGGTTGCAGCAAGATATCACTGCGATAAACATTGTGTAAAAATGATCCTTGAGTCTGCTCAACTTTTATCAACAGCTCACCGTGTACTTGATGGAGATGAATTTGCTGATGAACAGGGAATATATAAAGCGTTTTCACCGAACCATCCCAGTGCTATATGGACACGGGAATCTTGCGAAAATTATGATTATGTATGGGATCTGACCTATTACTTATGTAAAGAGTTCACTAAAAGATATACAGGGGTTCATGGCGTTCAGAAGAATAATGTTCTTACTGGCCTTGCTATCTACCCTCACAACTTACTTATGAAAAGTTTTACTCCACCACCCCAGTGTATGCCTGATGAATATAAGGTGGAGGGTGACCCAGTTCAAGCATACAAAAACTATTACCATGGTGAAAAAGCGTACTTTGCTGAATGGAGGCTTGGCGCACCGCTATGGTGGAAGGGAGAATGAAAATGAAAGTTTTAATATTGACTTTTCTAGTTTTACTTACGATACTCGCATTTTCACCTGTTAAAGCTGATCAGATGGAAAGGTATTGTTTAGCCGAAGCTGTTTATTTTGAAGCAAGGGGAGAAGGCTGGAAAGGAATGCTGGCAGTAGGAGTTGTAATTCAAAACCGAGTGCGAGATACTCGGTATCCTTCAACGATTTGCGAGGTCGTTCGTCAGGGTTACTATAAAAATGGATTACCAATTAAGCATAAATGCCAGTTTAGTTATTATTGCGATGGAAAACCTGAGACAGTCAGTGAACAAATCGCTTGGCAAAATGCCCAGTCTATAGCGGAAATGTTATTATCAACCAAAGTTCAAGTGGAGGGGTTAGAAAACAGTACACATTATCACGCAGTCTGGGTTCAGCCATCTTGGTCAAAACAACTCTCTCGATCGAAAAAGTTTGGTAATCATGTTTTTTACTCACGAAGATAAAATGAAACTTTACTCTGAATTAGTGCCCTTTATAATTAAAATAGTTAATAACCTAGGAGGAAAAAATGATAGATGATTCTAATTACAGCATTGAAGATAACGTACCAATACCTGATGATTTCCAACGTACACCTCGTAAGTACCCTTTCCATAATATGGAGGTTGGGCAAAGTGTTTTCATTGGACCTAGCTATGAAGGTGAAACTCAAAAGCAGGTCGGTAACCGTGTGGCTCAAGCAAGGCAAGCCTATCAGAAACGTATGGCTAAACAAGGTGTTGAAGTACAATTTACTCAACGTATGACCTTTTCTCCGCATGATGAGGGTACCTTCGCAACTGCTGGTTATCGAGTTTGGAGGGTAAAATGAAAACGTCTCGAAAGTTCCCTGATAATATTGTTGATTACTTTATTTCGCAAGTAGACACAAAAGCACTTCACCGTGACTTGAATGAAGAAGAAAGTATAAACTTTATTGAATGGGCAAGAAAAAACTGGAAGGCTGGTGATAAAGTCGAATTAGTTTGGCACCCTGTTGTGGTACGTGAGTGTGCTAAAATGCTTGATAGACATATTCGAGCGCATATAAGAATTGTGGATTTAGAAAAAGCCCACCAAGCGCAAGAAGAAATGTTAGGTACGATAGAGCGACAGCAAAAACTGGGAGTGGCAAAAGCTCGGGGTGACACAGTGTTTACTTATAAAGAAGAAGTTTGCTCATTCTCAATAGCCGATTCACCTGAACCAACATGCTTATCTGAGCATGAAATGTTAGACTTGGCAGTTGAATATTTCTGGGAAAAGGAATGGGACAAAGCTATAGGAAACAGTTAATGAAAGATATAGAGCTTGGTTGGCACATAGTTCAATTAGAGCGTGCCAACTGGGCTGTGTATTTTAATGGTAAACTTGTTGAGGCCGAGTTCGCTTCTCAACGTGACGCTCAAGATAAAGCGGAACGTTGGGAATCAGATATGTGTAACGAATGGTGTAGAGGAGAAAATTATGTCATTTGAAAACAGATTAATACAAGAACAAATTGACGATATAAACCTTCGTCTTGAAAAGTTGGAGTGGTTGTTAAGAGAGGTTAAAAAAGTACATATTGAGAATGAGCAATACTTGAAAAATATGCTTACGGAGCAAGTAAAATGAACTATAAAGACCGTTATGATCATCTAACCCTAACTGATTATTTCGAGGAGTATACTCCTAAGGAAGTCGTTGTTTACTTTTTGGTAGGAGAACCTGAATCTGACGTAGGTATAGTATATCCCTATGTTGAAGATAGGTATCTTGAGGTAGACGGAAAACGTGCTGAGTGGCTTGAGAAAAAGCTCACAGGTTTTGAGTGGAATCATCTTGAAGATAAGATCCTTGATAATTATCAACATAGAGTTACCCACTAGATTGGTGGAAGGGCAGGGGGGAGTCCTTTAGGGTAAAAGAAGGCGAGGTTCTAGTGGGTGCTTCCTTTACTTCGTTCTTCATCCCCCGACTAAATTTACCTAGTCTATTTATAATCTTTAAGTATACTAAGGTATTGTTTATAAAGGAGAAAGTTATGGGAGAATATGAGTGTAGTAATTGCCTTGAGTGTTTTCATTTAGATGAGCCACCTTGGGATGGTTATCATTTATGTGACGCTTGCCGAGAAGAATATGGCGATTTGCCAGAATTGCCGTTAGGTCGGGCTGGGTAAAGAAAATGAAAGATAAAAATATTATAATAAGTTCAGCGATACGCACTCGTTATCATGGCGCAACTAATTACACAGGTGCCAGAATAAGCGCAACGGATGGCGTTAAAAGAATATTTGTCCCATACAATTACAGTTTAAACGATGATGAAAACCATTGCGGTGCCGCGCAAACTTTTTTTGATAAAGATGAAAGGTTTAATATTGAAACTAAAAAGGAAAGCGGACTATGTTTCAAAAACGATTAT